CGCATTATCTAGTAACCCCCATGCGTGTTTTTCCTATCGTTAAAGGCTGCTTATAGGCGTGCACCCGTCGTCTTTCCCCTTCGGTGAGTTCATCTCCGTAGGTAGATTGAGCAGGTCTTTTGAGCATCGAATCAAGGCGATGGGAGAACTCCTCTGAGTCTCCATCGTCTCCATCGTCTCTATCTTCTTCCTCCTCGTCATCCCCTTCTTCTTTATCACCTGGATCGGTGGGGGAAGAATCGTAATTCTCCTGAACGTAGGCAAAAACCCCGTCTACATAAGAATCGGATCGGAACGTCAAGTCCATATTGGGTTCGATTTCAGCTAACAAAGTGCGTTTGATGTCGCTAGTAGAGAAGCTACTATCAAACCGAGCGTCAGAGAACCCTGGCAACAAACTGTCGGCTTCCTTCCATATCGCCAAAAGATCCCCGACCGAATCACCCCGACAAGCACTCTCATCTTCGTCGTTGCTATCAACACGAGGCTTGGACTTTTTTTTCTTTTTGGAAGTCGTAGTTTCTTCTTCCTCTGCAACATCCCATTCTTCCATCATTTCTTCTTCTTCATTGTCCTCCTCTTCCATCATTTCTTCATCTTCGGGAACGGGAGGCATCATTTTCTTTTTGCCTCCATCAACGCGGACGTACTGCCCCATGTCATTCCGGTAATAACCTAATTCACCAAGGACATTATCGGCATTGTCTACGATGATCTCTAGGTTATCTAACCGGAACTGGTAATTTTCCCGTGCGGCTTCTAGCTTCCGGTTCTCCCGACTCGTAGTATCAAACCGTGTAACAAGCGAATCGTGGCGTTCCTTTAATTCTTTCAATTCACGGAATCGAGTACCGCTAATGGAAGCGAAAGATTCAGGGATTCCTGAATACTCAACTCCATCGCATCTAACTATTGCCATACGCTGTTCATTATCTCCATTATCATTGGTTTTGTTAGGGTTGCTAGGGTTTTCGATGACTTGCCCTGCGACAGCTTGCCCTGCGATAGCTTGTCCTGCGACAGCTTGCCCTGCGACAGCTTGCCCTGCGATAGCTTGCCCTGCGATAGCTTGCCCTGCGACAGCTTGCCCAATCCCCGCAGCACTATCTAATCGGAGGCGAACATCTCCCCCTGCCCTTCCTCGGCTCGTCAAAGCCAAATGGTTGGCACGGACATTAATCTGTTCCCTGTCATAGTGTTGCCCATTCCACACCCCTTCCCCTTGCTTGATGTCGCAGGTATATCCAGCAGATAGTTGTTCCTTTTCCCTTGCATCAATTAGGGCGATCGCCTTAGCATCAAAAAACGACACCAAGCCTTTGATCACCCCTTCAGTCTTGTCATAATAAGCAGAAGAATCAGTCATCCCTACCGTGTAATCCTTGTAGCTTTCGCTATTAAGAAGTCCAACATAGGGATGTTCTATCACCAGGGGGAGGAGTTTGAAACTCTCTACTGTGGCCAGTTCTGCATTGGTTTCCGGTCTCCTGAGTTCGTGGACTATGGAGCCATCAGGCTGACGATACTCCAACACCCCGTCACAACAAAAAGACCCCTCACAATGGAGACGACCATCCTCAGTTCTTATTACCCTAAATTTAGTTGGAGCATCGAGCCTGATTTCAACCATTTCTCAATACAAAAAACAAATAATTCTTTTTAAAGAATAACGCACCCTATCAGTCATTTAAAGAGGGTGCAAAAAAATAATTTCTATACAAGAAAATAGACTAAAATTAAATCAATGATTTAGATATAAATAATGACTATTACAAAAAGAGAGTACCCTTCTAAGAAAACGTTAGGATCTGGTGCATTGGCTCCCTATCGCGCTCTCGGTCGGTCAATTCGACGGGATCTTATAAATGCAAATCTTGGGATGATGGAATTTAGCGAGAAAAGTGGGTGGGATTGGCAGACAATTCGACGGATTTTAATGGGGGAGCGGCGGACGGATTTTATAGAACTGTTGATTATCGCTTCGTTAATTTCTGAGGATCAATCGGAAACGGAAAGACTGATCCTCACCTGGACGAAGGAAACTTTGAAAATCATCGAGGAAGGAATCCCCCAAGAAATTAACCCAGGTCTTGTTGATAATCTTGTCGAGATTAACGAAGAGATCCCTTTAGAATAGCAATAATCTCCTGACGATTCCGTTGGCTTACTCCTAAAAATTGACGTTTAGGCATTTTCTTAGTGCCTTTTTGTAAATAGGAGCCATAGGGCAATGGAGTCCCTACCTCAACCCTTCCTTTTTCAATCCGATATCGAATAGAAGATCGCAACAATCCTTGGCGTTGTAGTATTTGCATAATAAAACCCCGACTAGCCTTGTATTTAAGGGTTGATGGGGCTAGGTGTTCCCATTTCTCCCCATAAGGACTCTGTTCCTTCTGGAAGTTCTCATCGGTTGATGCCACCATGAACTGCCCAACTTTATGCAGTTCAGGTGTGAGGTTCTGAAACTTTCTGATTAATTTATTGAGGTAATTTTGGACTTGGTTAGCAACGAATTTTAGGGATAGCATAGGGTTAAAAGTAAAATATATCCTAATTTTAATATAAAAAAGGAAGGCTTTAACACCTCCTCCATCTTACCGTTTCAGTTACCCTCTGCACCCTCAAAACCCTCTTTTAATATTGTTTTGACTTTTGACTGTTTTCTGTCTTTTGGGTAGCTAACCGATTCTTGTCTTCAAGTAGACGATTATACGCTACAACCTCATCAAGAACTCGGTTTTTTTCCAAATCGGTAAGTTTTTTGTAGTTCATCTAGTACCTGTTCATATACTTCTTTTATTATTTTAGCAGAACCTTTTTGATTATTGGCTAATTTTTCTGCTGCTTGATTCAAAAGTGTCGAAACTTTTCCTGTTAGCATTTTTTCTTGATCAAATGCCCCTAGTGCTTTTTCTGCAATATCAGCAATTTCACTTGACTCCTCTACGTTGATTTTATTTCCTGCTTTGGCTAAATCTGAGGCAGCTTTTGACTTCCCAACAGTTGAGAATAAACGCTTTTCCCTTTGCAACTGTCTTTTTATAGCAGATTGAATCTGGGCTTTTTCAATAGCCAAAGAGCGAGATTCAGGGGAAAATCCCAACAAATCAAATAAGCCACCCTGAGATTCGGTTACTGTTGGGGCATTTGTTACCATATCAGACAATTCCTCTATGGTGTCATTAGTGATCTTTTTGCCTTTTTTCTCTTCTTTTTCCACTAACTCTAGTAAGTCTTGTTGTTGGCGGTGATCTTTAATTTTAGAACCAATTACAACAGCCCTTTGTTCGGGGATTTGACCCTGTACCACTCTATTAAATAGAGAGTCACTTAGACTAGCTAAAGCCAGCCCGTCCTCAGCTATTTTCTCCCTCATGGGTACGCCTTTTTTCTCTAGGTCTTGTTTTGTTAAACCAGAATCTCTAAAGAATTTAGCTGCATCCTGAGCATTGCCTCGACCTTCTGCGATATTTGTTAACGCACCAATAGCACGGGCTTCTTCTGGAGATTTAGCATCAATTAATTTTACAGTGACAGATTCAGCATTTAGTTTTTTAGCTAATGCAAGTCGGTTGTGACCGTTCACGACATAAACACCGCCATCTTTGGGATCTTGCCAAACTTGAAGGATGCCACCCAGGTTAGAATCCCACGTTTTAACTCCCGACAAACTCCCGACTTCTCCCGACTTGGTTTGTTCGCCAATGATCTTGTATTGAAATCTTTTGGGGTCAACCTGGATTTTACTGGGGTCTGCTTCTGCTATTCCTGAAGACAAGACTTGATCCGCCCCCAACCGAGAAGCAGCATCATCCCACTTTCCTGCTGGTTTCGGTGTCAGCTTGTTATTCTCCTGTCTCTTAGCCGGATCATCCTGAGCCTCCTTAAACCCTCCCGCCATAGCTTTAACTTTGTCCAGCTTTTCCTGGGAAGGTTTATCAGGGGGGTCTGACTTGCAGTTCTTATTTAAGCTAATACAAGCCTTCCCGCAGTTATAGGAGGTATTGCCACACTTAGGTTTTTCCTTCCTCTTGGTTTTAACTGCGTCATACCGATAGGTGTACCCTTTAGAAAATTCTTCCCACACCACTGGATCGATATCCGCGCTGTCTATTCTTTTCCAGGTAAATGGCTTAAAATTTATGGAGTCATCAATCTCAAATTCAAATATACGGAGTCGGGAAGCATCCTTAAATCTACCCTTGATCACATTCCCGTTACCTACCTCAAAATCTAGGACAATTACGGGGGAGTTGTAGGCAAATGGAAGTGATAGGACTTGCGCGATCGCTAACTTCATCTGAACTTCGGTGGGAGCCGCGTTAGATTGGTTTGCTTTGATGACGGGAGTTGTAATCATAATATGAATTAATTTAATTTGCTAATCTTCTTAGTTTACCAATCTTTGGAGCCGTTAGCAACGAATTTTAGAGTTAGCATGGGGTTAAGAGTAGCATATATCCCATACTAACCTGTTAAACAAATTTGATGTTTAGCCCTCTAATAAAAACTGCTCTTGTTCCCTGATCACTCTCCAATCATCGTTATTTGCATCGAGGGCTTCTTGTAAGTCTTCCATAGTCCATTTACTATAGTGGACTATTTTCTCCAACAGAAAGTCCAACGATTGCCGGGTGAAGACTTTTTCCAATATGTCATCCAACCCCGTCTCGGCAAACGCAGCCAACAAAATAATGGAATCTTGATTATTGTTAACTACCGCATCCCATGTGATTAACTTCGTAAAGTCTCTGGATGAGATAGTCTTGCTTCGTGTCGCACCTCTGGCTATCTTAACCTCAGTGTCTTTTGTGCGACCTGTGAAACCCATACCCTGTAGCTCTTTGAGGGCTTTAGACTCCGTTTTCTGCAACCTGCCCAAATACTCTTTACCGTGTCCAATAGCAATACTCGCACCACCGATTCCGATCCGTTTCTCCCCATCTGGGAACAAATAACAGTCAATACTTCTGTTGCCTAATACCATTTCGGCACGGATTGATCGTATAATGTCTGACATAGTGAACCATCTCCTTGAAAGTGTTGGTTTACAAGCCTCTCGTAGTGCGTAAACACCGCGAGAGGCAATTATTATTAAATTATATCATTTTTACTTTGGACAAAACACAGGATAAATTTGTCCTTGATTAAATTTCTTCGGTTTCTATTATAGTAAGATCACCTTCTTTTCTTACACTTTTAATTTTATGTCTCGTATTTTTTGATACGACAACCTCGTCCTCTCCCTGTCCAAATGTACTTAAATTTCTAATAGACACACCCGATTTATTCGGTGCTTTAACGATAACAGGATAGGTTTTCTTGACAGAAGATAGGTTCATGCCAGCAAAATCCTTGGCTTTCTCATAATTAGAAGTCCAAGAAGCGTGGGCGTTTTGGTTCCCCAGAATTCCATCTTCGCCTTTCACAAACTTATTAAGTTCTTCTTCAGAATCAAACTTCAATCCCCTAGATATTTCTCCTGGGAATGGAGTGGATTGCTTTATAAATAAATCAAGGTTATCAGCATCTTTGCTGCTTCTGCCATTTTTCTGATCTTCTCTGATTTCGTAAGCATTCTCAGACCACTCTTTTACCGATTCAATAACACCCTCAGCGTCTTGAATACCAATTTTCTGCCCCTTTTTAGCCATCATATCCGAATACTCCTGGGCGTTTTTGGGAGTACCTTCATGGGTTCCATTGCCTAGTGTTCTGGGTGCGGTAAAGTCCTGAACTGCGGTTGGTGCTATCTTTTTGTCTGCGTCCGAATTGGTTATTTCTTCAGTTTGTACATATATTATGCCATCTTTCTCGGTAACACTCTTGACTTTATGTCTGGCATCTTTTGCGACAAGTATCTCGGCTTCGCTCTCTTTGTAATGACTTAGTTTTTCAATGGACGCACCCGTTTTATTGACCGAACTAACAATAACGCCCGCCAATCTTTTATTGGCTTTACGCATCATGGGGTTTGTATATACCCAGGCAACGGTTTCTTTGGAAGTCCATGAAGCATGAGCATTTTGATTATCTAATACCCTATTTTCGTCCCCTTTAATCCATTCCATTGCCTCCTCTCTGCTATCAAAAACTATCCCCCTGTGAATATCGCCCTTATAAGGTGTTGAGTTCCTTACATAATCAGAAATAAGCTCTGCTTTCTTGTTGGACTTCCCTTTTTTTTGATCATTCCGAATATCACTGGAGTTACGAGACCAGCCAGAAACAGCAGCAACGGTATCCTCAGCCTCTTTCATGGTCATTGCTTTCCCAGTTTTTACCGCCGCATCATAGTATTCCTGAGCATTTTTAGGGGTTCCTTCGTGGGTTCCATCTCCTATTAATTTAGGAGCATCTTTGACGATTTCTTCTTTCGGAACCAGAGGCGATTCTTGCTCTTGCGATCGCACCTCTTGAACTTTTATTGTTTTCTGTTTTACTGCCTTTTGTTTTACTGACTTTTGTTTTACTGCTTTCTGGGATTGGGGGGCATCAGGCTTTAAGTCGTTGGGGGAACTATCGGAATCATCTACTTTGTAACGTTTACCATCTCGGATGACGTGGGTAACTGTATCAAGGGCAAGGGATGGCTCATTTTTATAAGGTTTCCCCATATACTCGCCCTGGACTCTTGTTTTAACATTCTTGACATTAACTTTTAGAACTTCGCCACCGTCCACAATTCGATAACCCGCAG